ATGTCATCTAAAATCATAGGTCTTGTTAAGTGGTTTAACGAAGATAAGGGGTTTGGCTTTATCTCCCCACTCGATGGAAGTAAAGATGTTCTTGTTCACACTTCTTCCCTGCTGGGAGAAACATTTAATACTCTTTTTGAAGGACAAAAAGTCAAATTCGCTATCATAGCTGGAACTAAAGGTCCAATCGCTGCCAATGTAACACTTTGCGATAGATAATTTTTAGATGGTTTGCTTAAGCCAGCATGACTTTATCAGTGAAAGGTGATGTTCGGTTACTCACATCATTACAACAGGCCAGCATATTTACTTACCATCAAGTTTGCTGACCGATGTGATGAAATGCAGGACTGCTGCATGAACAGTCTCAAAGCAGAAGCTAACTGCTTATAAAATACTAAAGTGCGTAAGAGGTTAGGCAGCCTCCAAAAGCATCACTTCTTATTTTTTTAATAATTTTTTTAGAAGCGCTGGGAAGATTTGAACAAAGCACAGCAGTATGGGCACACCAACTGAGCCCCCTTTTGTACACGATTGTAACTATGTTCGGAATCTTTTGAGCAGTTTGGACAAGGACATTTTACTAAATAATTTCGGCGGAATTGAGTGTTTTTACGTGCAGACATAGACTTCTCCAGTTCAAATGGACCGTTACAGTACACGTTAAGAAAGTATAATGCTTGTTTTAATTTCGAAAGAGGCAAAAAAAATGAACAAACAGAACCCTTTCGACCACCTGCAGGGGCTAGAAACCCTCAAAATACATGGTGATATATGAAAAAAGTAATCATTTTTTTTAATGGTAAGCCAAGTAAAGTTATCACTGTGCTTAAAGGTGTGACATCAATACGCGAAGAATATCCTAATGGAGAAGTGATAAACCTTCAGATAATGTCAGCAGGTTTTCCCTCTTTAACAGGTGACCATGAAGTGGTCCATGTGGCATCAGATCGAGAGCTTACCTCTCAGGAAATATTAGATGCGGCGCAGAAGTATCTTTGACGCTAGGGATTCAACGCAGACATTCATGAAATCATTATTATAACTACGTTTAATTATTATAGCCTGCTTAACGCAGGCTTTTTTTACCCCCACACAAACATTTATAATTAAGACATGTACATCCAACACCATGGCAATATGACTTTATTGCTGAGGCAACCATAAGGCTTCCATGAAAATCCTGCATTATACAGTATTAATAGTTCTTGAAGCCCCATTCTCAGATAATAATATCAACCCTCTTATCTTGGGTCTCTTGCATGACCGAAACTATTCAAGTAAGTCAAACCGAGGTGTCAAACTTCCATCCCATGCATTCATTGGTTCAGAGGGTCAGGCAGTTTTAGAGTGGGAGTCTGAAAAAGATGGAGCAGAAAAACTAAAAAAAAGACTCTACCAGATGCTGCATGGAATTACACGTTTAGAAAAATCTCCCACAGCAATTTTTCTAATGATTTGCCCAGAAGATAAAACTTTAACCTTTGTCTCAAGACTTAAAGTAAAGAAATGAACATCGATATTTTAACCTTCACCATCTGAAAATTCCGTGACCGTGAAAACTGCGAAAGAAAATCATGAGGCACATCAGTAAATATTGTATCATTTGCTAAGCATTGCTGTTACATTCGGTTTAATGATGAATCCTCCTCAGCGGCAGGGCTAATTAACCTGATGATTTGTATATCCAGCGGCTCATCCTGAATTTCTGAAGCAGCGAGTCACGAGTGGTTAGTTCAATGACTCACCGGGAGGCACCCGGCATCATACCCATAAGCCCCTGTATAATTGCAGGGGCTTATTTACATTACAAAAGCATAGTAGTGGACATATTAATCTTAATACTCATAGCCGATAATTAGGTTCGAATGAATATACCGTTTAAAGGATCATCTAACTTTTATTAGGTCTGAATACCTCGTAGTATACCGTGGAGATAACATATCCCGTTTCATCTGCCACTGCTGCTGTATGCCCTGCCCGGCAAAATAAAGCGTTCCCTTTCCATCTTTCCCGTTCAGATAATCCAGAACTTCCATCAACCTCTCGCTACCAGCACGCGGCGCGTTCTCATCGAACAGGTTGAGCTGGGCCACGCCTTGGCTGAAAAAATCCCCAAGCATGATCCCTGCCTTCTGGTACCGGTGGCCATCCTTCCAAATTTTGTCCAGACACTTTACAGCGGTGTTGATGATGTCGCGAGAATCCTGAGTGGGGGTGAGAAGCTTCATGGACGCACTGTTACCGTAATACGGCTCGTTAAGCGCAAAGGGAGAGGTTTTCACGAACGTAGAGATAAAGCGGCAGTACTGATGTTCACCCCGCAGTTTTTCAGCACCACGGGCGGCATAGCTGCAAATAGCCTGGCGCATCTGTTCATACTCAGTAACGCGTTCGCCGAATGACCGGCTGCAGACGATTTCCTGCTTAGCTGGTGCAAACTCCTCCAGATCCAGACATGGTTCGCCGCGTAACTCCCGGACGGTTCGCTCGAGTACCACGTTAAAGTGTTTACGGATAATCCACGTACTCTGCTCAGAGAGGTCAAGAGCCGTTTTGATACCCATGGAGTTGAGCTTCTTGCTGATGCGCCTGCCGACGCCCCAGACGTCCTCTACCGGCACGATAGACAGTAACCGCCGCTGACGGTCGATGTTCGACAAGTCCACCACCCCGCCAGTCTGCCGCTGCCATTTCTTCGCAGCGTGGTTTGCGAGCTTGGCCAGTGTCTTTGTCTGGGCAATCCCGACCCCAACTGTCAGGTGAGTGCGTTTCAGAACCGTCGCGCGAATCTCCTTGCCGAATTCGGTCAGGTCCCGGTAGTTTCGCACTCCCGTAAGATCACAAAAGGCCTCGTCAATGCTGTAAATTTCTACTCTTGGGCTCATTTCTTCAAGCGTTGTCATTACCCGGTTAGACATATCAGCATACAGCTCATAGTTGCTGCTGAAGCAAACAACGCCAGCCCGCCGGAAAAGCTCTTTTTGCTTGAAGAACGGCTCTCCCATAGTAATTCCAGCCGCCTTGGCCTCGGCGCTGCGCGCGATTACGCAGCCGTCATTATTCGAGAGAACAACTACTGGCCGTCCTCTCAAATCGGGCCGAAACACCGTCTCGCATGATGCGTAGAACGAATTCACATCACAGAGCGCAAACATACTCAGCTCACCGATTTGACGATGAAAGTAACAACCCCGAAAACGTCCAGCGTATCTTCGCTGCCTACAACAATCGGGCTATAGGCGCTATTCATTGGGATGAGTTGGACAGTTGGACGTAGCTGCAGGCGTTTAACAGTAAATTCACCTTCCACCGCAGCGATGACAATGTCACCGTGCTCAGCTGTGCGCGAGCTGTCCACCACCAGCAGATCACCATCGCTGATCCCGGCTTCGATCATTGAATCACCTGCGGCTTTGACGAAATAGGTGGAGCTCGGATGAGCGACAAGTAACTCATTGAGATCGATACGCTGTTCAACGTAATCAGCTGCGGGACTTGGGAAACCACACTGAACTAAGTCACTGAAAAGCGGGAGAGCGATAATTTCTCGCAGTTCTGTTGGCCTGATGAATTCCATTGCACACACCTCAAATACTGTTCTTATATACAGTAGTTTCATTTTTATGGGTACGCAATACACCGGCTCACATGTGGTTGTTCAAAGCTTCACCGCTTCGTTTCTAAGTTTCTATGTCGCTTCGAATTATGGTTTTTGTAAATTTTATGCCCGTAACCCTTTGTGCGCAGATTTAAGCCGCTTTTGAAACGGGGAATTTTTTATACAGTGTGCACACAGCCACATCGTAGATGATCGCCACCTGCTTTCTGTCCACGCCGTTCGCAATCAGCCGGCCCGCCTGGTCCCATTGTTCCTGGGTAAGCTTCGGACGCCTGCCGCCGATTCGTCCTTTCTCACGAGCGGCAGCCAGACCTGCCCGGGTGCGCTCCACAATCAACTCCCTCTCCATTTCCGCTAGAGCAGACATGATATGAAAGATGAAGCGGCCCATCGGGCTTGATGTGTCGATGCTGTCAGTGAGGCTCTTAAAGTGAATGCCGCGCTGCCGGAGTTCGTCCACCAGCAGCACCAGATTCCGCATGCTGCGCCCAAGGCGATCCAGCTTCCAAACCACCAGCGTATCCCCCTCATTCAGCGCCTTAAGAAGCTTTTTCAACGCTGGCCGGTTCGCCACTGTTCCGCTCATTTTTTCTTCGAAAATCTGCTCACATCCTGTGCGTTCGAGTGCTTGTCGCTGAAGATCCGTATTTTGGTCATTTGTTGACACCCTTACATAGCCAATTTGCATATTTTTCACCCAATAAATTCTGCAAAAAAATCAGGTGAAGTTATCGGCCTGGCCACTCAAGAGCAATCTATTAAACGTCGGTTTGGGAAGTAGCGCGACGAAGGACGTGGGAACGGCTTCCGGAACCGTGGCGGCCGGGGATGATTCGCGCCTGGGTACGGTAAACGGGAAGACCGGGGGCACGATTTCGTCTGCTGTGACAATCAATGGTGTTGGTGGCGGAGCAACTGACTGGCATACAAATGCCGGCGGTGGTTTAGGTGTTAGGAAAGGAAATGGAGGTGACAATTCCATTGAGATGAACAATACGACAACGGATTCATCTCAGGGGAATTATGTTAATCAGATAGTCGGTAAGTGGTATAGCGGTTCATGGGCGTTTGGTGCAATACGTAGCGGCTCTACCCCACTTGATCGTGTTCAGTTAAATGTGGTGGCAGAATCAGGAGGGGCAGCAGCATCATTTATGTTTTACCCAGATGGGCGTGGCACAGGTGGTCAATGGGTATCACTCTCTGATGCGCGTATAAAAAAAGACATCGTGCGCATATCTGATCCACTCGTAAAGATGAGAACCATTAAGGGCTGCTGTTGGGAGCGTATAGACAATGAAACAACGGGTTACGGCTTTATTGCTCAGGACGTTGAGCAAGTGTTTCCCGAAGCTGTTAAAGGTGACTATGACATTACTCTTAAGGACGGAACAGTGATTCCTGATGTGAAAACTGTCGATACTTACGGGGTTGCTGCAGCTCTCCACCATGAAGCAATTTTAGCCATGCTTGAGCGTATAGAGTCCCTGGAAAAAAAGGTCGCCCGTGAAGATTAATGGTTTCGTTTTAAAATAGCTGAATCATGAAGTCTGAACATTCATCCACAGCCCGATACGGCATATGACGGGCTGCATTTTTCAGAGGCCTTACTCTTTTACAGGAGCTCTCGTTATATCTTTCTGTCGTTGATTCCAGATGCTGTCCGCGGGCATTTCCACTCGAATACTGACAAACTGGTCACGCGGAATATCGACCGGTTCGCCATCATTAACATCCAGTAATTCATTTCTGGCGAATGCTGGCGCGTCTGGATGCGTGCGGTGATAGGTTTTCACTAACACTGAACCGTCAGCATTAACCTCATAATCCAGCCAGATCAGGGGCTGTTTGTTCCGGTCTGTGGGGATATCAAAACCACCATCAATGCCGCCCCATGCGGCGTCCGAGTTTAGCCCTTCACAACCTTCCACCAGATATTCACCTGTGGCCAGACGGGTTACAGTACAGCCCTCTGATTCATCGTTGGTCAGGTATCTGCCATCCGAAAAAAGTTTAATCACAGGCGAGGCAGCTTTCAGTGTCCCATCACTGGACTTTGTGGTATTGCCGTTATGATATACCTCTAGCCACCCAGAATTAACCCCATCAGCCATTGTCATCCATGTGAATCTTTTTCCTCCCATCGAGAATGCAGAAAATGATTGCTGGGAAACATCATTTGTACCATTTCCCCAACTGCGCTCAGATATTCTAATACCCATAGAGTAATATTGTGGCCCGCCTGAAGTTGATGGAGACATCATAATAAACCTGCTGCCTAATGATTTATCCCACACGTCAGTAATTACCTGCGCTGCACTATTCCCCAGGCCAAACGCTCCCACCTGCATTACGTTTCCTACAGCTGTTCCCACGTCCTTCGTCGCGCTACTTCCCAAACCGAGGTTTGCGCGAGCGCCTGATGCAGTAGCCGAACCGGTACCGCCCTGGGTAACAGATAGCGCAGTAGTGAGCCCTTTCAGCTCTGTTATATCGCTGTTGACCCCCCTTCTGGCAAGTGCGCCAATACTTGGAATATTGACGGAGGTTCCATTGATGGTAACGGTGATGGTCTGGTTTGCTGAGGTAGTGGCGAACGTCTCCCACGCGCCAATGTTCTCGTCATACTCTTTGATGAGCTGCGACATCGCCTGTGCCAGTCCGTCGACAGAGATGTTGTCGGACACCAGTATTCCATACTTCTGGCCGTTCAGCGCCGGGGAAGCAGCAGGCGTAACCGTCATTGACGTGGCGCTGTTCACAGATGAAATCTGGAACATCTGCACCGGGTTAGACATGACGATGATCGTCTGGCCAGCACGGACCTGGCTGGCTGGCGCAGTCCAGTTCGTACCCGTTCCGGTGGCTGTATTTCCGTTGATAGCAATAGTGCCAGTGTTATAAAGCATGAACTACCTCACGATAATAACGATCGTTTAAAGCGATCAATAAAGTAAAATTGATCGCTCTTATCAATCTGACTAATTTTTAAACTCGAATAAAATGGATATTCCCGCAGATACAGGAATGTAGAAATGAAACGATTATTTGCCGTGGCACTTTTGCTGGCGGCTGGCTGTGCCAATAAAGACAGAGACTATGCCTTTAAAATGGATTACCCGGTGGATGCGGCGCGCTTATCTCTCGGGGGAGATATTCACGTAAATATCGACTGCGCCACGAGGGAAGTTAACGTAATTTCAGACAGCAGCAATGGCATTTTCAGCCGACATATAAATAAGCGGCTAAGCAATATCTGTTATAAGAAAACGGATAAGCTTGATGTCGTATACCGCTTCGAACCTGCAAAAGGTGTGAAGCAAAACATGATCGCTACTCAATACCCGCGCGTCCCGCCCGTATCAAATTCCGACAAACTGAGCGATGGGAATTCGTAGCCCTCGCCCCTGAATTGTCTGGCTCCAGTTGCGCTGATTTTTTGTGATGTACCTCCCCTGCAGCTGTGAGCCTGTCCATTTGAGTACGATTCCTGAATAACCAACGACAGTTCCGTCGTCGCTGAGGTTGCCTGGGCAGTTGTTAACCAGAATCCACGGATTAAAACCCAGGTTTATCGCAAAGGTATTGTTCTGCAGATCGTAATTGGCAGGCACGTCGAAAAAGCCCACCACGCGCGGCATTTTCGATGCCGAGGCGGCGCTCCAGATAAGATTCCCCGCGCTGTCGAAGACATCCAGATATCCGCTCTGCATTCCAACGTTTCTGGACGTGCGTATCATGCTGCCCGCATTGTCTTCCAGAAGGTCAGCGCCTGGTAAGCCATACTTATTAGTATCCAGCTGCAGCCAGCGCAAATTCCCATCATTCCAGAATTGCGGCTGGGTAATACCCAGCGTGCTTCCGTTTCCGAAAGGGCTATCCACGCGGTAATAACCTTTGTCAGTCACTGCACCGAGCGCACGCTGATCATAAAAAAGTGTCGACCTGTTTTGTGAATCAACCAGCAATTTTCCAGCGCTGTTATAAACTTCGAATCCACTCATTGAAAGTTATAAACCTCCATATTAAGAGTTATCGAAATACTGCCGCCGCTCGGTAAATAAAAAACGGTAAAGCCACCATTAAAAGCCCGGCAATAATATTCATTTATTACTCCTGCCGAACTCGCCGATACGATTGATATAAATGACCCGTCCTGCGTTACCCCGGAAAAGGAAACGTCCTTAGCCGTTTCCCCCGCCGCAAATGTTACGGACGTGCTTCCAATATACCGGATAGCATAATCACTTAAATCAACGGCAATACGCCCGGCGCCGTCCCAGCATTGCAAACCCTGTGGCATTACCATAACCCCATTCTGACGCGCAGCACGTTGTTGCTGTCGTAGATTTGAATGAGAGTGCTAGATATCAGCATCCTACCGCCCCCGGCCACTCCGTTAATTTCGAACGTTCCTCCCTTATCAAGCTTCCAGCCTGCAGATCCAACCACATAATTATTCGACTGGATATAGTTGCCGATTTTGGCGTTCTCAATGGTACCGTCCTGGATGAAGCTGGCCCTGATGAACGTCTGCCCGTTCTGGATCACAAATGGCAACGCCACGCTGTTTCCGGCAGCAGTGGTAACGGCAAAACGATCAGCAAGGAAAATAACCTGTGACTGCATGCCGGATGGCGTATTCTCCACCCCGATCCCCATGCCTGCGGCGTAATACTGGCCATTACTCGTTACCCCAACCTTGATGTTGTACATCGCGCTGAGTTGGCCGTTTACGTTCGCAATGGCCTGGGCGTTCGTTGTTATCGCCGCCGTATTACCGTTTATGGTCGCAGTGATGGCGTTTATCTGCGTCGCCGTGGCCTGCTGATAATTCGAAACCGTCTGGCTCAGACTGTTGATGGATGCCGTATTGCCGTTGACGTTCGTCTGCAGGCTCAGCAATGCGCGTGCCGTTGCCTCCCTGTCAGTGACGATCACCTCATCGATGCGGTCCAGCTGCGCGCTGTTACCGGCAACCGAAGCCGACAGGGTTTTACGCGTGGCCACCTGGGCGAGATTGGCCTGGATTATCGCAATTGCCGAGTTCTTCACACCTCCTGTCATGCCGTCCATCGAGACAGAAATCTCGTCTATCTTCACTTCGGCCTGTGCCAGCCCGTCAGCGCTCTCCTGGATGTCTTTCGCCTGCTGCTCGAGTTCGTCAGCATGGTTTTTGATTTCGTCAGCCATGCCAGCAATTTTTTCGTTGCTGTCCACCGCGTTCTCGATCAGGTCCTTGAAGGTATCCGAGTCTTTAATTTCCTCCAGTATCACATCGGTGATGTCGGAAACATCAATACTGGCCTGTCCTCGCACCCATTCTGTGTACCCTGATTCGTTGCCGCTGCGGTCCACCAACTGCGCGCGGTACCAGAAAATCTGCCCAGCCTTAAGGCCCATCTGCTGATATTTGCGCTGCGGGTAAGGCACATCGGCCAGCAGCATCGCATCTTCTTCGGTCCCGGTGAGGCTGTACTGAATTTCCGTCTTCAGCGTGTCATCGGTATTCGCCGGGAATCCCCAGTTGAGCTCGATACCGAACACCACGCTTTCAGAAGCGATGAAGCCAACCGGCTTCGGTGGATTGCCCACTTTACCCGTCAGCGTTTTCTCTTCTGAATAGCCCCAGCCTGACGAAATTTCGGCAGCATTGATGGCGCGCACGCGCACCAGGTAGCGCCCGGCATAAATCCCCGGGACGTCGAATGACGTGGTGGAACTGCGCGGCACATTAACCCAGTTCCCGTCGTTGCGGCGCCACTGCGCCTCATAGGCGATGGCATTTTGTGCCTGGTCCCAGCTCACTCGCATGGTTTCGACGCTGATATTCTGCTGAACCACCGAAAACGAGCTGATCGCGATGTTGGCTGGCGGCGACTGGTTACCAGGAGGAATGACACTCACCGGCCGCTGATCTATAACGGCACCTGTATCGATACGGGCATATTTATCAGGATCGTGATTTGCCCCCGTGATGGTATATGTCCCGTCATTGTTATCGGTGACACTAATTACCCTGTACTGCTGCGCATAAAGTTCGTCAGATTCAATAACCCATACAGCCTCAGCCTGCGGAAGTTCACTAAAGGCGGTTGTCACGGTAACGATTTCACCGGACAGGGACTGTATCGTTCGGGATTGGGTGATACCCGACGGCAGGTTTACCATTATCCTGTCACCGGCCTTAGCACTTGGCACTCGGTCAAGTTTGAGCACACGACCATTAACCACGGATAATCGACCGCCTAAATCTCTCCCTGAGAGATTACGGTCAGAAACAGCAATTATGTAGCCAGGCTGAGGGATATTGCCGTCCAGACCAACGTCAAACGTTACAACCCTGTCTTTATTATTGGTCAGGATCCCCCAGCGCCCTTTCCTGTTAGCCTCAGACTGCCGGGTGCAACCGATGGCGGTGATCTCAAGCTGGTTGAAACCATAGCGCGCCACCAGCTCCTGTTCGAAGACTGGCTCCATTGCATCAGCATAGCCATTTGCCGGATCAGACCAGGATACAAGAGCGTTTGTGTAGCGACTTTTAGTTGTGCTACTGGAATACACAAATTTGCCGTTGACTACGTTAGCGTGCGTGTAGGTAAAATCGACATCTCTGGGCATGTCTGCAAGGGCAACAATCTGGTCGTCTCCCCAGTAGGTCATACCTCGAAAAATGGCGGCAAAGTCTCGCAGGACGGTGTAAGCGTCATTCCGATCCTGAATGTATACGTTGCAGGTGTAACGAGGTTCAGTTCCGCTACCACCCTTACCATCCGGTACCGGTTGATCACAATATTGAGCAACCTGATAAAGCGTCCATTTGTCGATATTGGCTGCAGTAAGCCGATTACCAAGGCCAAAGCGGTCAGTGACCACTAGATCGTAAAATATCCACGCAGGGTTATCCGTCCATGCCCACTTAAATGCGCCCGTCCAGGTGCCGCTGTACGTTCGTGTTTCCGGGTCATAGGTATCGGGCACACGAATAACACGCCCGCGGGGCTCGCAAGAAATTTGCGGAATTGAGCCATTAAACTGGCTCGAGTCAAATTCGATGTACAGAAGCGCGGTATTCGGATAGCGCAGTTTGGCGTCGATTACTTCTGTGAAGCTTTGCAGCGTCATCGTGTCGCCAATCTTCGCGCTATTGGCATCGGCTGTAATCTTGCGCAGCCTGATGGTCCAGGTGCTGCCCGCCTGAGGTAAATCAATACGGTGGCTGCGTTCATAACCAGAGGTGGTTTTCCCGGTCACGCTGGTATTTAGCACCGTCTGCCAGGTACCGCCATCTGTCTGCAGGTCAACTACGTAGTTGACCGAATAGCCAACCAGATCGCCATCATCCTCCTGTTTGAAGAGAGAAGGCCATTTTAGACGCAGGCGAACAGCTGAAAGCTGCGTATTGGTGAACGTGCGCGTCCATGCAGTGGTGCTGGAAACTTCGGAACCTACATTGATTTCATTTTCGGTACCCGGGATTCCTTGAATGTATTTTTGCGCCTGAGTTCCAGAACGAAACTCCCACGCCACACCGCTGAAGTTCTGTGAACCATCTGCGTTCTCAAGTGCGGTGCCATCGAGATAAATATCGCGCGCAGTAAGGCCACCAGCAAACTCCCCCTCTCCCAGCGCGAGAAGGATTTTTGCCTTGGCTACTGACTGCAGATCGTCTGGCTGTTCTGTAGGAGTTCTTGAGCTTGAACTGCCGCCCTTGCGGCCTTTAATAGCGGTTGCTATAGCCATATTGCGCCCATAAAAAAAGCCACCCAGAGGTGACCATGATTAGAACAATGTTGAATTAAATTTTATTTGATAAGCAAACCAAAATAATAGTGTTCATCGAAAATACGGAGAAAGCGAATTGCACAATTACGAACGTACTCTAATTGTTTCGAGCGAGGAATGTCACCGTGTCGCGGATAGTTCAGGTAATAATACCCAACCTCATATTCATAATTATTTGTAAAATCATCATGCAATGCTTTCCAGTACGTCATTACTCTATATAAAAGGCCATTTGGCAAGTCATACCATTTAACAAAAGCTCTAGTTAATTCACTCCAGACATCATCCTCAAGTTCAGAATAGGCGAGCTTTTTGAATGTTAGTCTCATTGCCAATATGAACGCGACTCGTTCAGTTGGCATCACTTCTCCAATCTCATCAACGTAGCCATCAAAATAGCGAAACACCTCATCTTTCGAGATTTCCTTATCTAATCCCAAAGATGCCAAAATCAAAAGATTTGAAGACTCATTGCCAGCAGAAATCTGGTTTTCAGCCCAGTCTGTGAACGCCCTTCTGTCCAAACCAGGCTCGTTTAATTTTCTTAATCCAAGCAAATCTTGAAAGTCTATAGCATAACCATCCATAAGCATTTCCAGTCTTATAATGCATTCTTTCAAGAAGATACTCTTAGTTTGGCACTATAGCTACTGCTGATCGTCAACATAAATGCCAGCAGAAATGATCGCTCCACCGATGCGGCGCTTGCCGTAAAGGAGCGGCACAGGATTACCCTGGGCTATCGTATTGGTTACTCCCCCAAAGGCATAACTGGCCTTGTTGTCTGCCGATTGCTTGCTGGCAAGTCCGGTTGTCTGTGGAGAGAGCATTTGCACGACACCGCCAAGGGCCATCGCAGCGCCAAATTGCATTAGAGGAACGCCGACAGCACCACCGCCAAAGTATGACGCCACAGCACCAACTGCGACCAAAGCCACGCCTAAGATGGTCTGGAATACTCCACCACGTTTACTCCCGAGGATAACCGGCGCAATACGGATGTCAGCTGTACTCTGATCCATAGAGAGCTCATCATCGTTCAGGTTACGCTTACCGCTGAAAACAGCGTAGGTTAGGCCGCGCTGCTTGCTGGTATTCAAAAAACGCTCGAAGCCTGGCACGATAACGCACAATGCGCGGATGGCTTCTTTTGGTGAGGCTACCGAAAGTTGGAATTCGCGGCCAAACGTAGTACCCAAAACACCATATAGACGAACAGTACGGACGGATTCGCACATTATCCCTCCTGCATGATTAGGCTTTTATGCCTGACAATTTTCATGGTTCTCTCCATCCAGTAACCTCCATATGGCACACGTTGACTGAGGTGACCATAAAGATGATGGAGAAGCATGTTCCCCTCCAGCAAGATCCCTGAATGGTTCCACTTATTCGATTCCACCTGCATGATGATCAAATCGCCCGGCATTGGTGATCCACTGAATTCTCGGAACCCACATTCGTACCAGCAATCCTGATAGAAATTATCCGGATAGGAGTCCTCCCACCACGGATAAACAACACGGTAATCCTGAAGTTCGACATCATGCTCCTGCCGGAAATAGCTCATCACCAGCCCCCAACAGTCGTAGTGTCCGAGCACAAACGGGCGCCCGAGCAGCGGCAATTCTCCGCGGGGAGTAATGGTACGAAAGTCTCCTTCCGGCCAACTGACAATATGCCAGGGCAGCAACGTTGCATCACATTGAGCCTTGTCCAGTTCACTTGGTTGGGTCGTCGCATCAGGGTGACTATGTACGATTCCCGTTATCGTCCCCCAGTCTTCAGCAGCAGCGTAATCATCTGGTGAAAGGTGAAACTGTTCCGTTGGTTCAGCAGCCAGATTACGGCATGGGAAATAGCGTTCCACCCGGCTTTTCTGCGCTATCACGCCGCAGCATTCGTGGGGATAGTCTTTCGCAGCATGTGCCAGGATGTCCTGAATTGTTTTCTGACGCATGTTAACTCCTGATCAAAGATGTTCCTGGAAAACCACCGAAAGGAAGTTCATTGTGTTCACCAAACCGAAGCTTGCAGGCGGTGAGCGTGCCGTTGCATTCATCCAATGAGGGATCGCTTACCGGATTGTTGTTTCTGTCGAAGTAAAGCGTGCCGGCATAATCGCACCCATCGCCGGTGCGGTACTTGTACCGGATGCACCATGTGCAAAGGGAATGCAGCTGTCTGGTCGGGATCATCAACCCCTGCAGATCCATCGGGCTGGTAAGAGCAAACTCGATACTTTCACCAGGCAGCTCGCTATTTTTACCGTCGATATAGAAAACCCGCTTTCTAACCTGTAAGGGATCTGCTGTTGGATTTCCATCCGGGAAATTGCGCGCATCCAGGTAATGCGCAAAAGTGTCATGAATCGTAACTTTGGCCTGCAGCATATCGTCATAGGCCAGACAGAGCGCAGTGATAGAGCTGTCAATGTTGGCAACGGTGAGCGTCGGCTGGGCGCTACTGCCATCGGTTGAAGCTTCCAGTCCCTCGAGCTTATATGGCCAGGCACCATACTCTTCGCCCTGCCACCAGATACTCTTCGCCTTTAACTTTGATTCGTCACCACCAGCCGCCGCAATATCTTCTTCAGTATGTGGGAGGTTATAAGCGTGAAAGCGCAGAACGTCGTCCAGACCAAACGCAGAACCGTCCACCTCAAGAAGACGTATTTTTTCACCCGGTTCGAGGCGTTGATAATCTTCAGTAATCATGGTGCGTATGCCTGTTTGAAGGTTGCTTTTATGGTCATCACTTTGCTGGATAGCGGCTGGACTTTAAGGGAATCAGCTTCAATCCGGTATAACCCGGTTTCGCCGACAGGAGACGTCCAGATAAAGGATTTTGTGATGTGCTTGCGGCAAAAACTCAGCGCATTGAGCATCTCTGCTTTTTTTCCCGTTAAGGTCATCGGCCATGACTGTTTTTCAGGGTTGATCCCTTCACCGGCGATCTGTTCAAAGCCGTCGCCAAAGGATGCAGAGCGTGTTGCGTAAGTGAACTCCCCTTCCATGCCCGCCTGAATCTGGGTTCGCCAGTTAAATATTTCGATCGCCATGTTTCCCCGGGGCATAAAAAAACCCGCCGAAGCGGGTTATGTTTTTTCACATCGATTAATGATTAAAGATTTATCAATTAGTATTAAAGTTACGAGTTAGTTTAAAAGTAATTGACTGATTATTCGCCTCAAGGATATCTAGAACAGCACCTTTATAGCGTATGGTCTTTGATTCAGAAAGGTCATATTCAACTTCGTTTGAGAAGGCAGCTCTTGCCAACCCACCCTGAAATTCACGATAACCAATATTTATTTTATTTCAAACCTTACCGTTATATATCAAAGTTTGCTGAAAAACCGACTGCTGTTCTGTTTGGAATTTCACTTTAGAATATGGTTTACCTGTATCGCATTTGGTCGCGCCATAGATTGTCACGATACAGATTTCACCATTTTTTTTGAGTTGTATACTTTGAGTCGGATCATTGACCATAAATCGATTCGGTACTATGGCACCTGATGATCTTTCAACATTAGAGAAAAACTCAGATTTGGAATCCTCGCCAATTTTTACGTAATCACCTGCTGGGATGGTATATACCCCTATGGAGCCGATCTCAACCGCCTGATTGAAGTGAATAGCATCAATACTAGCGTCGATACCTTGTCTAACCATATCTTCACCAACATAAGTTGTTGTAGTCGTATTGAGCGGTGGAATGCTTATCTCTTTAGTTTGGGGAACATAGTTTCTAGCTGGCGTAGTACATCCAGATACCAGTAACGCCATAAGTGTCAGCCCTAGTAATTTTCTCATTGCAATATCCTTTAGTTACAATCAGAAATATCCTAACATTAACTTTTATTTGGTCAATGACTATCAATTTCAAAAGGTCAGCAACGGAAACCTGATTTTCAGAAGGTTTGTATTAACGCTTTTTTGTCGCATTCCAGATTAGACCACCTGGCTGAAGCTGTTTGGCAATCCCAGCACGAACAGACTGATCGATGGTCTGCTTGTAAGCCCGAGAAATAGCGTCACTGTCACCTGAATCCTGCTGCTGAGTGTTCTGGTTATGAACGATCACGGACGTTTGAACTGTTACGCCGCCAGTTGCCGAAGATTGCAGCCCATACATCGGGGCGCGGCCAACATAACCGCCGTTTGCATACCCCTGAGCTCCACGCATAAGCGCATACAGATTGCCGACACCCAGTGCACGGGTCGCTTCCTTCGTAAACACAAACTCACCGCCGTGTACAACGCCTTTCGGTTGGTATTTACCGCCATCTCCCGTGTAGCCGCCTCCATCAAAACCGGGGACCAAACCACCACCTGAGAAACCAAAGAACGCGCCGATACCGGTTCCACCAAACGCTGATTTCATTCCATTAACCAGAGCCAGTTGGGTCAGCATCTGGGCGATGCCCTTGAGGAAAGTGGAAAGGAAATCTGAGAAGTTAGATTTACCTGTGGTGAAGAAATCAGTCAGGGTGCTGGCCATCCCGGTGAAGGCATTGCTGGTAATCGTCTGCACCTGCGAGTAAACATTGGTCGCGCTGTCCTCAAATTCAGCCCAGCCCTTTTTCGCGCCGGTCAGCCAGTCACCGCGTAGCTGATCCTCAGCATCATAGTAATCGTTAGCTGCCTTAAGCTGTTTCTGGTATCCCTCTTCATCCAGCGAACCACCAGTATTTTTCCAGCCGGCGGCGAGCTGACTTTTTGCCAGCTCTCGCTGCGCCTGGCGGTCACTCATCCCCGCGCCACCCAGTAGTGCGGCCTGTTTCTCAGCCATCTGCGTGACGTATTTCTGCGAGGTATCCATGCGCTTGTTCAGCAGTTCCTGAGCGGAAATCTGATCACCCAACAGGGCTTTCTGCCGTGCCAACTGAAGCACCTGGTCTTTACTAGCCAGCAGGGATTGCTCCTGCTTTGTCAGTGAACGTGAACGCGAGGCCTCCTCCAGCACCTGAAATTTCGCTTCCGTAGTCCAGAGGTCTTTGCGCTGTTGGCTAATAGTATCGTTCAGCCCTTTATGCTGCTGCAGCGCGCGTAACTGTGCCTGAAGCGCCAGTAGCTCGGCCTGGGCAGCATCCGTACTGCGATCGCCAGCCGATAAAGTGCCCTGCTTTCCGGTTTTGGTCTTTTTACCAAAAGAAGCGACTCCTTCCCGATCCTTCTGGGTGGTTGCGGTACTTATCTTTCTGGTCGTATCGAGGTATTTACCTGCGCTGATATCAGCCGCATCCCAGTCTTTTTTCAGCTGAGAAACACTGTCTCCATAAGCACCGGCCATTTGTTCGTTATAGTCCTGCCATCCCTGCAAAGTATCCGTTTTCGCCCAGTCAGGAATGAGATTAATCGCAGCAGCGATAGAGGAAGAAATGATCTGGTTCAGTTTCTGGAAAACTATCGCAACGCTGTAATAAATTGCGTTGAATTCCTTCAGTGTGTTTGATGCCAGCTCAGCTACCCACTGACCGATATTCTGCATGGCCTCAGACGCCCAGTCTTTGATATCCAGCCACAGGCGACCAAACGGTGTCAGCGAGTCATAAGCCTGCTCTCCGCGTTCTGCCATCGTATCACCAAACAGGTCAATAGCCTGTGTAACGGCGGCGGTTTGGTCCTTCTGTTTCACCAGCTCATCAATATGCTTAAGCTGCGAAACAGTCAGGAAGTTGTATTGTTCGTTTAGACTCTGAAGGGCTTTAACCGGATCCTTTTCAATATCCTTATAGGCCTTGGTGATGTCCTGCGCCGAAACAATACCGGTTTGAACTGCAAGTGCAGTAGAGCTCGCCGCTTTTTCAAGCTGCTGCTGTGTGAGCGAACCCATGCTAATTAGTTCAGTCATCAGACTCTGAACGGTTTCTACAGTAGCGCCAGTAGAGGCAGCAATCGACTGAGAGGAAGCCATAACTTGGAGCGCTGACGTACCTGCGATGTTGCCTGTCCTGATAATGGCCTTGTTAATTTCGTCGTAGGCGGTGAAGTAGTCCGCTCCCGCTTTTGCAGCAATCAGAACAGCACCGGCCAGGCCACCAATGGCCACTCGGGCAGGAGTCACCATCGACAACATCGCTTTCAGAGCATTGCCTACACCGCCAAACGAGTCACGTAGCTGACCGCCCTGCTGAATAGCAACCATATAAACCGGCATACCGGAAGCCAGTGAAGTCACAATGTCGGTAATTTGCATCGGGAGATAACGCATAGCATTGCGGTATTGCCCCGCGCTGATAGCCCCAGACTTCCACGCTTCCTCCTGCTCTTTCAGTCGGGCGATCATCGGTGCAGCACGATCGGACACGCCAAGTTGGGCTGCTTTTAGCTCTAACAGTTCTGCGCGCGTTTTTCCGATTGCTGTGACCTGCTCTTCCAGCGAATCGATAAAGGTTTTGCCCGCCGCAGCTGCACGCTGTGCTGCCTGTGCCTGTTCAATGCGAGCTCGCCCCTCTGCGGTCTCAGACTCCATGAGCTGCGCCAGTTTAGCTCGGGTCGTCTCAAGCACGCTGTTGTAGCGAGTAAAGTCTTCATCCCCTACCAGCCCTTTACCGCGAAACTTCGCCAGGCTCTCCTGGATCGTGTCCAGTTCATCCAGCGCCTTGTTTACCGGGCTAATTTTATTCAGCAGGTTCTGTAACTCCTGGCGCTGTTGCTTCAGGCTTTCGCTGTTTTTCTTTTGGTTATCGATACCGGTGCGGAACGTACTGTTCAGGTCATCCACTTTACCTGCCGCGGCGGACGCGGTCTCCTGAAAGCGATCCAGTGCCTGATTACCGCGCTCCAGCTCACTGGTATTTACACGGAGGGAAATCGTGGCGATATCGTTACTCATTACGCCCTCTCTTTATGCATAATTTTTAGCGCAGCACTTTCCATCACCCGGATGTCCGAAAGCGCGGTTGCCTCGTCGTCGACGTTGTGCAGACGCATTACCCAGGGCAAAACGTTATAGTCGAGCCCGGACGCGCCGCCCATTCCCGTTCGCCATTGCGTGCTAACAGCCTGAAATACAAGGAATGAAGGCCAGATATCGGGCCAGACATCTACGAAATTATCGTCATAGTCATCCGGCGTAAGCCCGTAAGGCGCCAGATCTGCCGCGGTGGGTTCAGGCGTATAGAACGCAGAGGCAACCGCTATCAGTTTTTTTCGCGCTGCCCCATCAGCTCCCGGTAGTAGGTTTCCGGGATTGCCTTCATTGCCGCCGGATAGTTTTCCAGCAGCACCGACAGGTTTTCCGCGTTGAATGCATCGGGAAGTGCCCAGCCAGCAATGATTTCCATCAGAAAATCAGTGGCGGTTTTACCTTCGAGTTTTTCGAGGTCAGCCAGTTCTTTAAGTGGCTTGTGGTTGAACGTGAACGTCAGCACGCCATCCTCATCGCCAGCGCGGGGGATCGAGACATTGGCCTTGAATGTAGGTTTGGGCTGAAGGGTGAATTTGGTCGCCATCGATACCTCTTAACGAAAAAAAGCCTCCGTGATGGGAGGCATGGAATAGTGAAATTTCTGACGGCTAGGCGGCAGCGTCAGTCACCTTGTAGAACGTCATCGCCGGTGACTGCAGGTTCAGCACCACACTTACTGTCTCTACCTCGTTAACCGCAGTAGTTGGCGTATCGTCAAAGGACGCCGTGGCCGCCCAGTAACGGTTTTCCTTCGCCTTCGGCACGTACATGTAAGCCGCAACCGTCTCTTCGTCTTCATCCAGCTGGCGAAGCAGCGGATATACCGGAAGAGTTGAGTCGTGAGCGATCGAGTAGGTCTGGGAGACAGCGGATTTATAGGTATTAAGGTTGCGCTGGCGATCATCGCTGAGGAACTGAATCTGTGTGGTGTTCTGATCGCCACCAGATTTCGACACCTCAGTAATTTGCGGCAGCTCGGTCCATTCAAGCACCTTGCGGATCGAACCGGCACCGCCACCCGCCGCGTATTTATTTTTGTTGGTGGTATTGATGTTGCGAAGAGTTACGGCGCTTTCGGCAATCGCATCAATTTTTGCAATGACGTTATCAACACCGGACCAGTTGCAGTTCATATGAACAATATCACCCACCTTGAGTGCGTCCGCTTCACTCACGGTGATCACCATATTTTCGGCGTTCGTCGCCCCGGTGAAAGTAATGGCTGGGCCATAACCCGATGCCAGATAGACGTGAGCGCCGTTAGGCAATGCAAAGCCCATATTGGTTACTCCTTTAGAAACGGGAAAACCGGCAAAGAGCCGGTCAGGTTTAGAAGGTTGTGAGGATTAGCTGGAGATATCAGCTCGATAATTGAGACTAACGGGAACTGTATAAGAGACAGATGTAGTGATACCGCGGAAAACACCAGGCGTTTGATCTATCCAGCATGTAAAGCCCCTGCCTTCAATCTCCTGCCCCTCTTGGAACAATTCAGCCACGCGGTCTGCCAGGGCCACAACATCGGTACGGCCTATGCCGACTGGGGCCACAACGTTTATCTGGTATACACCTGAATAAATGCGGCAGCGCAAACCAAGGTCCAGCGTACGCGGTGTGGCGGGCATGTCATGGACAGCAAGATAGAGCCCATCAGATGGCGGTGTGAAAGGCACGTTTTCCCAGGCAACCGGGATCCCTTCAGCATCAGCCCACTCGCCGAGCCTGGCGGCCAGCGCCGCCGCGATATCGGGAATCATTTAGTCACCGCCCTTACTGCTTCCTCAAAAAATCGCTGAAACTCAGCAGCAGTAATGCGTACCATCCCTCCCGGAGCCTGGGAAGAGTGCCCCATCTCCAGTCGATACGCGTAAGGGACGTTGTTGCAGAAATAAATAGCCTTCATCCCGACTTTGAACAGCGACAGTGTGTAATTCCCTGCGGCTTTTGTCAGATTTCCGGTTTTATCGACACGGCCCGTTTCATCTGTGGTCGGTGCATCAAAAGACACCTGCCAGTTGCCCCGAAACCGTCCACCGGTATATCCGGGTGGCGCTTTGATATCCATCCCATCCACCAGTCGAGCTTTCTTCTTAAGCCGTCCGGTTATAGTCAGGTTGGCAGGGTCCGATTTTTGCGCTTCGTTATGGTCATATACCGCCTGATTGTAAGAAACTGCCGTCTGGTTGATGGCCCAGAGCTCGGGGTTGCCGACAGGTGACATCATCACCAGTTGATTGAGGATCCGAATACCGACAGCACGTACGACCGCTTCCTGATTCGCTTTTGCTTTGTCCACGAACGCGGTGATGGCAGCCGTGAACGCCTTATTATCGTCCATGTTATGCCCTCAACTGAGTTTTGTAGCAGAGCACCACAGCGCCCGGTTTCACGGGGTTTGGTTTAACTACGCGGTGGCTTACGCCGTCCACGTCGATCAGATCGCCGGTTTTAATTTCCTTCTCAGCGGTGAAGACAATCCGAATATCGCCGTTTTCAATGACGGTTCCATCAATTTCGCCTGGCGCGTAATCCGTCTTAACTCCTGTGGCGGTGAACTGGATATCATCGGAACGATGCTCCACACCACCGATGACGATTAACGTGCCCTTACGCGTGACGTTGTATGCAATGCCGTTCTGCTTGAGCATACGAGTCGTTGTCGCCTGCATTCGCTGATAGTTGATGGTCATTACGCGCGCTCCGCGAAAGCATTGATTGCATATCCACGCCCACCAGCCAGGTCGCCGAGAATAGCCATTACCGCCGGGTAAGTTGGCGTAAATACCTCACCGTCGGCAACGGCATAAGTCATGGTTACGGCGCCTTCGACACGTTCGGTTTTCACAGCGGCTTCGCGCACGCTGGAGAGTAAATCGCCGTCGATTGCCTCTACCGCCAGCATGCACTGCGCGGTTATAACCTGCCGTGGTACTTCATGCGGCGGGAAATCATGTTCATCCAGAACGACATTCACTCGTGGCCATGCCAGCGGCTGTCGAGGGTCTGCTTTGGAACCTACCCAATCAAGCCCTTCCAGATAGTCCATCGCCTTAATCAGTAACGGCGCGAGCTTTTCAGGCAGCTCAACTCCTCTCAGCGTGGCAAATGACACCAGTTCATCTTCACTAGCGTAACTGTTAACGTCAGCGGCGGTGATATCAGTAATAATCATCTGAGCATCCGTTGAATGGGGCTTACGCCCCATCGGTTAGCCTGCAGCAGGTGCGGTGAATGTGATTTCCTCACTCGATTTAGCAATACCATCAACAGTACCAGTGACTGTGAAAGTACCTGCCGTATCAGAGGTAAGTTTGACCGTCGCCCCACCAGCAGAGCCGGTTTGAGAACTGGCAGTGCTGAGTGTGCCGCCGGTTGAATTCCAGGCAACGGTTTTGCCGGAAACACCTGCGCCGTTTAGCATGTACTTCAGGGAAATGGTGACCGCATCGGTGCTGTCAGCGGTTGCGGAGGTTTTATCCGCTGACAGCGTTACTCCCCCGCTGCGGATCCCAGCTTAATCAGCACGCCAGCCGTAGATTTGTTGCTGGTAAAGTGCTTCTTCCAGTTTCCCGCAGTTCCAATGGCGGTCAGGTCAGGGTTATCACCTTTTGCGGTATCCCAGCTGTAGCCCAGCAGTTCAACGTTCACGGTACCTTCAGCGCGATAGCCAACCGCAAGGTTTTCCTGATCGTTGATATCGTAGGAACGGAATCCCGGCGCCTGAGACTCAGTGACTGTAACCGCCCCAGCCACCAGCCCAAGGATCGCATCAGCGTCCATAGTGTCGGTCACCAGCACAGGTTTACCAAGCGTGCCCGGCTGCCCGCCGTAAACCACCACGCCTGCTTCTTCGTAGATTTTGTTGGCAATCGCCTCATCGACAATATCGAAATAGGTCGCAGAGTGCATTACGAACAGAGCCACGCGGTTAAACTTGTCACCATATTTGCGCAAGCCACGCGTCAGGGTCTTTTTACCGTCGGTCTCAATATCGGCAGTTACGACCATGTCGGTGTTAGCACCAATCGCCGCAGTCAGTGCTTTCAGGCCATATTTCACGTAGCCTTCCAGCGTGGCATCTGCCACATCAACGCCGATCACTTCGGAGAATTCGTCGACAGAGCGGCCGCGGCGTTTGAATGCCTCTTCGGTGGTTTCATACGGGCCATATTTCCACGGTGCTTTGACGGATACGGATTCGCCGGCGCCAATCTTCTTGCCCGTCACTTTATCGGTGGAGTTCGTGTCACGCGATTCGATAGAACCGCCCACTTTGTAGAAGGCTCGCTTGCGGAAATCGCCTTCAATCAGCTCGTTATCCAGCAGGATCGCACCGTTGGAAGAGGCGTTGAAGATTGCGAGGTTATCCTGTCGTCGCTCAAGGAAAGCGGTCTGCGCCAGGTCGTCATAAATGATCAGGTCACTATTAACAGTGGTAGACATGGGTTAATCCCTTATTTTGGAAGTTTGAGGAAGGCCTGCTGGCCATGCTTGCGGATATAGTCCGCTTTGTCGCTGGCGCTCATTTCGGAACGTTTCAGGCTGCCACCGCCGTTTGGTTTGTGTCCGCCCGCGCCGGTGCCTTCTGCGCGTGGGAACAGATGCGGAGCCGTCTCCTTAAGAGACTCCGCCCACTCGAGCGGGCTTAATGGAGTTTTGCCGTCTTTACCGAACAGAACGTCGCCATTTGCATCAACTGCTACGGCTTCGCCTTCGTCGTTGAGTTGGAATGTGCCTTTGGCACGCAGAATCAGATCGTCGGATGCTTCCGGCAGCGCGCCAGCTTTTGAGGCTGCTGCACGGATTGCATCGCCCAGAACTCGATCCCGGAATTTGTTGGAGAACGCTTCGGCTTTGTCGGCGCGTTCATTTGCGGCTTTGATTTGCTTATCGACATCAGCACGCAGACGCTCGGTGCGCTTATCGAGCACCTCATCGATTTTTCCGGCGGCAATCAGCTTTGCCTCTTCGTCGTCGGAAAAACGCTGGAGAATCCCGCGCACTGCATCAGGGTCGATACCATCGAAGCGAGACAGGTTTTCTTTTTGCTGCTTAATGGTTCCCAGCAGCTCAGAGTTTTTCGATTTCAGGCCAGTGACTTCGCTGGTCACGCGCTCATCTATCAGCTTCTGGATTTCAGGGGTGATTTCGATACCACCGCCACCGCTGCCCTCGCCGCCGCTTTCAGGTGCGTAATATTTCAGAAGCATGTTTCGAATTAACATAATTTCCCCTCGGGATTTTGCCGGGCCTCGCCCATAAAAAAGCCCCGGCAGATGCCAGGGCGTGAAGTAAGAAGTGGTTGTTAGTTGTCAGTGCCTGAGAGCTGCTTCAAGCGTTCCAGGCTGATCCATTCGCCTTTGTCAGTGAACATATCAGCCAGGTTGATTTCACCGGCTCGGAACAGACGGCCACGCTCAGCACCCAAAACCTGATCCTGCCGTTGAGCTGGCTGACGCTCGAGCCATTCCAGATACGTGGTTTTAGCTGGCACCTGGCCATCCATGCTGGCACGAGTACCTTCGTCCATTTCGTCGATATCGATGCCGAGTTCTCGCCATGACTTGAGGATCAGGGTTTCAGTAGAACGGCAGCAGAAATGAATCTTCCCGGGTCCCTGTAGGTAAGGCACCTTATGCCCGACCGGTTTGTTATCCAGGGTATAGCGCAGCAGGTCACGAATAATGCAGTCGTGGCTGGTTTTATTGTCCAGCGTAGACAGCCACTGTTTGCCTTTCATGATATCGCTGTTGGCGCTGGTAAAGCTGTTGCGCGCTGTGGCAGCCAGATGATTCACAGCTGTTTTAGCGATGCTGGCGGCATTTGCCCTGCTCATCTGCAGCGCGCCGTCGCGATAGTCTTTATTGGCGTGGCCACGAACATTGCGCGCGATAGTTTCTACCGTGTCGCCAGCAAGATAACCCCTGCGGACGGCGTTCACTATCCGCACCAGCCTGTCCGATTCCAGATTATCCGCCCACTCACTCAGCAGCCGCCCCTGAAAGGGCTGCGCCATCGCCGCGGCATACACCATATCGGCAGTGATGCCCTGCAGCGGATAGTGAAACAAGACCTGTGATGGCAAAAGGGAATCGAACAGGCTCAGCTGATAACTGGCTTCGTTCTTTGCCAGCGCCACCAGCTCACTCTCGAGCCCTGCAAGCATGGTGGCTACGGCCTGATGGTTAAGCTCACGTACGCTGCCGAGTAAACTCTGCAGGCGATTAACGGTGAAGCTCTCCGGCGATAATCTGTCCAGCGCATCCAGTAACCGCGCCGAAAGGTCAGCGTCCGTCTCATTAAGCAACTTCACCATACGGTTTGCCACGCCAGTGGCGTAGCGGCTTAACCAGACGGAATGCGCGATCGACTCATCGCGCAAGCTTTCGTTTACGGTTGCCATATCAGCCCCCGGTCAACGTTGGTGCCTGATTGCGAAGCGCATCAATAACCTCGTCCGGGCTGTCGGCCGGGTCAATGAGGTCAAGCTTCTGAAGTGCGCGAATCATATCGCTATCGCGCAGCGCGCCGGACTGCCAGGCGTTGACGATTGCCGTCACCATGCCAGACTCAGCAACCTTCGCGATGAATTCCTGATTGATGGTGTAACTCGTCGTTTCGCCCTTAACGCCGAGGTATTTCGCACACCAGCCAAGCGCCAGCGTGTAGGCCTCGGAAACGTTTGAAACGCAGATACCGAGCACGGATGTGGAAGATGTTTGCTCACCACTCGCCTGGGTTGCTGTCTTCGCCGTGGCGTTCTGTTCAATCAGCCGCGCGCCCAGCTGCACCATATAATCGCGCTTGCTGTCCATGGCCTCTTTAGCAAGCATGTTCGGCTGCGCCTGGGCATAACCAAAAGAGCCTTCTTTAGGAAGTAAAAGCGGTGATCGGGAACCAATTTTCACACCCTTCTTTTCGAGGTGATCGCGCCAGTTGGTATCAAGCCCGGTCATGTACGGCTGCACCTGGCCACAGAACCATACGCTGTCTTCATAGTCAGCGCTGTTACGGTAATGCCCGTGGTTTATCTCCACCAGCGCGGCCAGCGGTGAATCATCGATAGTGGGATCGTTATTCTGAGCACCGACAAAGGTGAACGGGATTTCGTCCCAGTAGTCCTTTCCTTTCGGCTTAGGGTGGTACTCACTGTCAACGGTGTAGGTTCCGCTTGCAGTGCCACCAGCCCGGCGCCATACGCGGCATATGAACCGCCCTTCTTCTAGCGCCAGCTCGCGATACTGGATTTCATCCTTGTAAGCGTAACCATCCGGCTCTTCTACGCATTCCCGCAGCACCACCAGCACCAGCTGATCGCGACCGTTAATACGCTTTGTTCGCCAGTTAATGATGTTCTCTGCCGGGTAGCGGAGGATAATTGCTTCGTCGGATTCTTCAGCGTAATCGACATAAATGCCCTCTCGCGCGACCTCCAGCACGTTCTCTGCCACCAGTTGCGACTGCTGATAGATGCTGGTACCGGCTCCGTCCGCATTGTCCAACAGGTACTTCAGCTTCTCCGGACCGTTAAACGTGGGGTCCTTGCGATACGCCATCCCAAGCATGCCGATCTTCGTATTGCCGGCAATCGCATAGAACACCGCGCGGCTCAGATAGTCCTCATTGCGCTTGCGATTGCGTGTGGATTTATCGGTTGGATCGAGATAAGGCAGATACTTATTGCCCGCCGCTTTTACCGCCTCAGCTCCTTTGCAGAAATCCCTGTATTTCCTCCAGGCAGCAGAAGCCGCCCGGTGTTCTGGTCGAACCCAGGTGATGTCGTCGTTTGCCATATCAGAAAGTGGTGTCCATGGTGATTGAGTATGCCGGTTTCACGATCGGGTAATCCTTCACGATGAAGTACCCACCAGCATCATTGGGGTGATCGTTATCAGCTGATTTGTCCGGTTCGCCATTGGCCGCCCAGATTTGCTGCTCGAGGCTCTCGGTGTAAACCGGGCAGTTCTGAACGTTCACCAGATAGCGGCGTTCGCCGTTGGCGTTGCAGAACATGGCGTTCATTGAGTTGATGCGGTCTTTAACCGGCGGGTTGGCATCATCAACGATGACGCTGAATCCGGCATCGTTGAGCTGGGCGATATCGGTCTTGCTGGCGTTCTGCGATTTGCGGGAGTCGCCAGAAGCATCCGGATAAATGTAAATCTCCCGGTTCTTCACGTAGCGACCGTCCTCATAGCGCCAGAACTCTTCCTGAATGCGCTTAATCATCGCCGGTGTGTCGTAGACCTTCACCAGCTCACGAACCGCACGTGGCAGGCCGTTACGCTTAACGTGAACAATCGCGGCCATTTTCCCTACGTTGAAGTCCATACCAATAAATAGCGGATCCCCGTCCTGAATCTCGTCAGAACAGTTATTCAGCTTACGGTTAAACGTGTGGTAAATGGTCCCGCTGTTGAGGTTGGTGAACTTCCCTCGCAGGTATGCCTGAATCAGTTCGTCAGGGTAAGAACTCAGAAGCGATGGGATGTAATCAGGCGGCAGGTTCTTCGCATTGTCGAACGTGCTGGCCTGAATCAGTCCATACAGTGCGGCAAGCTCTGGCTTTTCACGCACTGCCTTCACGAACTGTTGGTAGACGAACTTGAATCCTTCTGGCGTCGTCGTTACATCGATGCCATTACGTAGCCCATCAACCTTGTAACGCATACGAGCGATGATTTTTCGCCAGGCCTGCTGCGCTTTAGCAGCCGACATGACGTCCAGCTCATCCACCATCGCATTACCGATTTTGAAACCGACTATCGAGCCGGGCTTCTCCATCGAGCGGCAGATTGTGGTACCGCGGTACCGTCGCCCCTCGTAGAAGTGGACCTCTTTGTTACCCTCGTTGATTTTGACGCCCAAGCCCCAGTCAAAGGCCACTTCTTCAATCGTCGGGTAGAAGATGTCACGAATCTGCGGGTACGTCGGCGCGAAATAACCCTGGTTGATTTTAGGGTGCTCCCACATCCCCTTACAGATACCGCCACAACCCACCCATGTCTTACCGGAACCGAACCCGGCAACGTAGGCTTTGAACTTGTGCTGCATTGCGAGGAAGCGCGCCTGAGGAATGTTAAGTGTCGGGCTGATCCCCATCTTCCGCCCTCGCGTCCACTACGTTGATATTGATTGCAACTGGCGTTGGTTCATCGTCCTCACCATCACCGGCCAGCTCTTTACGGAGTTTCTCAACCTCCAGCTGCCGACGTTCGATTTCAATCTGCTGCAGGCGCTGCGCGAACTCGCTATCAGCCAGGCCAAGGCGCTTCATTACCGCTTCGAACATCCGTTCGCGGCTGATGGCTGTGATTTCGACACCATTCTTGCCAACCTTCACGCCTGAATAGGCAAGCCTGGAAACAGCCGGGAGTTTGCGTGTATCAGGGAAGTAAGGCTGGCCGATGCCGTCACCATTACAGCGAGGGCATTCTGGGTTTGGTTCTCGGTTGTGGTCGTAACCATAGCCGCCAGTATCTTGCGGTAGCCTGGCACCTTCCCTTCCCTCGACTTTTGCCGTTTCCTCATCAAACTCAACTGCATCGCGCCACTGGTAGTGGTGACCGAAGCCCCAGCAGTAACGACACGCTCCGCGGCGATACTGTGAAAGCTGGTTTGCATCGAAAGTGGCGAGCTGCCACATCTGCGCCAGGACTTCATCGGCACTGCCAAGCGTGCGCGCAATGGACGCTTTTTGCTGCTGCGCAATAGACTGCGCAACGTTAGGATTCGCTATGAGCTGACGACCGTAGTTTGGGTCGCTATAACCAGCACGCGCAGCAGCGGCCGTGGCGTTATTGTCCTTAAGGTATTCAGCAATAAAGCGCTTTACCTTCGCGCTTAGATTTATGTCCACCAGCTCATCTGCGCTTTTATCTTTCTGCGCAGTGCGCACTATCTTTCGCGGGTAAATTTTTGTATTTTGCGCAGCAGTTTTCTTGATATAGCGGCGAGCAGTTACATAATTAAGATTATGTGCCTCGCACCATTCCTTAGGGGATATGCCAGTAGCAGCGTGATCAGACAGGAACCGCTTCTGCAGCTCGCCCCAGTCCGGCTTAGACATTGTTACCTCTAAACTGAATGAACTTTAGACGTTACTCACAGCTTCAGTATTTGAAGCAATGAAGTATTTTTCTCAAATAAATCTTGAAATGAGGATTTAAGCTTATGAAATATGTATAACTACGATGACGTACAGAAAATCAAGGCCAATCTCGAGTGGATAGTGCATCAAACCTCTGCCCAGTCTCATTTTCGCACTGAGCATGACCAATTAGTGATTTCCGATCTAATGGAACTCATCCAGACATATGAAACTCTTCTTGACCTCGTAAGCAAATTTGGTGCTTCTGTCTTAAATTCGGAAATCATAGCGGGTCTATCAATCACAGAGGAATTCATCGCTAAAGTTAAGCGAAACGAGGGTGCGATGTGAGCGACCAACACACTGAGTGGCGATTGATTTGTGTTTTGAAGCTTCAAACTGGTGGATTACAGTTTGAAGCTTGGGTTATTTAATTGCCGTACAGTCGATTGAAAAGCGCATTTTTCATCGCATTAGAATCAATCGGATCCACGTTTAACCAGGTCAATGTCTCACGATTCTTTTCTGGATTGAAATCAGAAAACACACCATGAATATCACCGCTATCAGGTGAGTAGAGAACAGCAATATTCTGTTCAGGACAACTGTGTGGTTTACACCCTGACAGCGCAATATACTTTTTGCCCGCAACTGTTACTTCGGTTGATGGCGTGCTCGTGCCACCACTTTTTACCCATGCAGGTAGTTTGTTTTTACTAATCAGCTGGGAGTAGCTTTTAGACGTGCTTTTTGCACTGGCGAAATCAGAAAGATACTGCCCCTCGTCGGCAAGAGCACTGAAAGATACAAAAGCCATAGCAGCGATAAACACTTTACCTTTCATATTAATCCTCATTCCATAAAGACATCTCAACTCTATACCTTAGCGGCTACTATGTCAGCCCTACAGATAGCTAGAGGATTCCATATTACTGCCTATCCCAAGTGATTAACTCAGAATCATCCTAATAGCTACCGCTTATGCTTGTTGATTACGGACTGCTTGCCAGACTATTCAAGACTCTGATGAGGAGTTTGCCAACTCCAGGGAAACATCCATAAAAAGAGCAAGTGAAACTGAGACTCTGGTAGCCCTCCATGTGAGGGCATTTTTTTACATTGCTGCGCCACGCTTGTTAAATATTGAGTCTTTTCTACAATTTAATAGTGCTTTGCTATGTCAGGTAAAGCCGTCGTTCAGGAATACCCGTGTGCTCAAGGATGAGCCATCCCTAGTTTTTCCTTTCCAGCTCTATCTGCCTTATACCAGCCAGGTTATTGTTGCCCTTCTCAATCACTGCCAGCAGCGGCTTAATCCAGAGCACAGCCTGGCAGTATGTTATTGAGCCGGCGGCAGCGGTACTATCATCGGCTGCGTCAGGTCTGTTGGTATCGGTGTGCAAGGCGCTGGCACGTAAACGGTGCGTGTATTCGAGCAACCCGCCAGCGATATCAGCAGGAACAGGCAGATCACAGGTTTTTTCACGGCGAAGAATCTCCCGGTATTCGATTATGGTTTCTTCTGTACTGGTGTCGATCAGGGAATTCAGCTTGTTGGCTTGTTCCGCCACCTTATTAAACCGATTGAAGTTGAATGCTTGGGTGGCGATTATCTGCTCCTGCAGAGCATTGTCACTGCGCAGAACCTCGTTATCACTCTGCAGGCCGGCAGCGTCTGAGCAACTTTTAACGAGTGCGACTGAGAGTCCAGCAATAACCACAACCGCGATTGGTAAAAGATTAAAGTTCACGGGTCTATCCCCCAACACGCCAACGCACTTTCCTGGTCTCGCCGTTCTACCTGACCGTAGCAGCCGTTCTTCTGGCCTTTAGTCACGCGGCAGTCGCGGCCACCGTCTCTAATCCACCAGCGAATTGCCTCGCATGCCCCGTGGCGGTCACCAGCATTGATGCGTTTATAGAACGTGGACGGGAAGCACTTACCCGGCCCGATGTTGTACGGACAGAAAGATGCGATCCCAGCTTTCTGCGGTTCGGTGAGCGGTACCGAAATATTGCGGTCAACCCATGCCAGAGCCTTATTGCGTTCGAGAGCATTCACCTGATTGCATTTGGCCTGTGTCAATTTCATGCCCTGCACAACCGTTTTACCATCAACCATCGTTGCGCCGCGGCAAATAGTCCAGATACCACCACCATCTTTGTAGGCCGTGAGGTTGTTACCCTCTTTCTCATTCAGAAACTGATCGAGAATTACGGATGCAGGAGCACCAGCCAGTACCAGCCCCAGAACTGCAGTACTCAGCTTTGCTCTGGATCCCATCACTCACCTTCCTTTTGTAATGCCTCAACGACCACGCTTGCAGCAGCAGGACGCTCGTGAAGGGGTCTATCACCAACGCCTTTCAGGTAGTCATTGACCATTTTTGTTCGAATCTCATCCTCTCTACGCCTACGGTTTGCATCCACTCGCCCGTTAATGTAGGAGGCAAGCGAGATAAGCAGACCAGCAGCGCCAAAGAACATGAACACCAGATCCTGAGTGGTAAATCCAATTGCTGACGCCAGAGCTGCTACCCACGCGAAAAACTGCGTGAAGATGTTCCCTGAATCATTCATTTTCATGGTCTCTCACCTCGCTTTGTGCGGGTGCTATTGCAAGAAATAAAAAAGGCCGCCAAACGGCAGCCTTGTGAGGGTTAAAACCTGCTGGAGCTTCCTTCTTCTGAGGAATGCAAAAAATTAAATAATCCTTAAGAAGAACTATTTAAAGCTTTAAAACAATTAACTATTCACATAGTTTTTAAATGTTATCATTTGCGTTAAGTTAAAAACTTATCCTCATAGGGATATAAGAGATACAAGCGGGTAGCACTGGCATTATTAATGCGGAGAAGATTGATGTCGTTCTCCGCACTTTTTAGTGCACTGAGCTAGCTATCAAATATCTACCTGCCACCACATTAGTACCAGACACATGCTCAGACATTTAGCCCCCTCTTGCTCTGACTCCTCCATTCAGAAAATTTGAGTGGATAGATAAAAAAAGCCCGCTCTTTTGAAGCGGGCCAATCAGTTGACTATTTGTAAGGTAGGTGTGAGTGAAACCAATGACTCAGTAGTGAAGCTGTATCGGCTGATTCACATAAGGTTCAGGAGAACCAACGAGCATTCAGTAACTTCTCACGACTTAAAGCGTAGCAGTAGTTTTCCAAGTCATAAAAAAAGGCCTGCGTTTTATGGCAGGCTCTCAAGGAATTTGAAACTTGTGTTGTTGTTTTCATGGTGCCGGGTGCCTCCCGGTGACTCTACCCCAGTCAGCAAAGACGCGCGCATACCTGCAGACAGCAGTTGACTGGTACGCCCTTTCGCATAGAAAGGATTCACCACGCGAATAAATTACGATGAATTCATTCGCATGGTCAATACGTCATTGCTATGGGCACTCTTAAAACGAGGGATAACAAAAAAAGCCGCCGATAGGCAGCTTTGAAAAATGTTTGGCTCAGTTTTCATCAGGAAAGAAGATGATTTGTTGCGCCGGGTGCCTCCCGGTGAGAATGACTCCAGTAAACATTCCCGCGTCTGAGAGGTTTCCTTTTCAGGTAACTACTGGAACGCCCCACCGCAGAGGGGGATTCGCAACACTCACAGTATAGACATAGAAATTTAAAAAGCCCCACGGGGTTAACCGCGGGGCTTTAAACGAAGGCAATAACCCATCGTTAGAGGAAAACTACCACAGATTCGAGAAAAGTAAATAGCTCACGATAAAATAATGCCCTATTTTGTTATCTGCTTAAGCTGCGCATCAGCCCAAGCCTCTTCGATATCAAACTTGGTGATTAGCTGATCGTAAAATGGCTTAACAGACTTTTTCCAAGTATCGAGGCTGATTGCATCCGTTATCTGACACACCGCGGCGTAAGCCTCAGTTGATGGAATTCTTTCATACCCCCGCCCGCTGCAGCGTTTGCAATCAGCCAGAACCGGAACGCCCTGCTGTTTTGTAAGAGCCTGATTAATGGCTTTCCCGCGTCCATGACAGTCATTACAGGCACAACTAACGACCCTCTTACCCTTACACTGTGGACATAGAACTCGAGTGACTTCCCTAACCTGCCTGTGCACCTCATAGTCGGAAGGACGAATATCTTCGACGCCCATTTGCAAAGACAACTTCACGAACCTCTTCTCTCTTGCCGGAGTGTGAGACTTCATGCTGAAAACCTCAGCGTCGATAAACCCTTCCCCGTTGCAGCCATCGCACTGCTTCACGCTGGCGGCGCTGCGGGAATAGTCCTCAAACGCGAAGGTGGCCAGCTGGTGCATCACTAATGGCTTAACCCTGGCATCCAGTTTGCGCAGGGCAGCCACCCGATCGCACTTGGTCAGCGCATACTGAGCCAGCAACTCAATCGCCCTCTCCCGGTCATTGTTGCTGATACCCATCTTCCCGAGAAAAGCGCTGTATCCCAGAGCTGCCCGTTCCTGCGTCATGCCCATAGCGGCCATGATATCCGTTCCGGTTAATGAGTTTGACGCCGTTGCACGCGGAGAATCGCTAATCATTGTCGATTTGGCAAAATGATATTTGAGTGTATTTTCGAGATTCATGCGGTCTCCAGCTCGGTAATGGTGAGTTCTAATTTCCCGTCCTTAATGACAGGCATTTTCACAACGCGATAATCCACAACCTGGCAGTCATCCCGCCAGAATCCCGCCTTGGTTAAAGCGTCGAATGCAGCCTTCTGCAGGTTATCCAGATCGCGGCGCCGGCGGTCGGGCATGTGACATTCAATACGGATTTTGAGTGGTGCGGCCGTGCGGATATTAAGCCGGGCGCTTCGAATGACACTTGCGACCGCATAGCGGTACGCGACGCCATCAGCGCTAATGTGTATACGCCCGCGGTTGTGCCGGTAATACCGGTTATTGCTCGGCGGCCAGGGCAAAGTGATTTGATATGTCTTCACGTTCACCCCCACATCCGGTTTCGCCAGCGGCTGTCAGGGCGCGCTGGTGTATTTGAGGTCGGAAGGAATGCACTGACAGTCCATGTCACGTAATCCGGGTTAAGGCTACGCTCAACATGGACGCCGCGCGCTTTGTAACGCTTAACCAGATCGTCGGCCTGTTCGGTGCTGCAATCGGTATGATGAAACCAGGTATATTTCATGGCCATAACCCCGCGAAGCCAAGCAGCTGTGCGGCGACACTTTCTGCCTCATCACGACTGCGGAATGAACGGGACAGGACCCAGCGCCAGAGCACATCGAGCGCAGCTTTATAGAGTTGTTGAAACTCGAGCTCGTCCATGTTGGCAAACGAGATGCTGCGAGGATGCTTTTTGAGTGTTCCGTCTGGCAGCTGAATGGCATCAAAGTGCCCTGCTTCGACGATCACCCAGGAGCGGTAAGCATCGAAGGATTTGCACAGGCTGATGCCATTCGTGACGCGCCGATAAGCAACCTGCTCGAGATACTGCTCAGCAGCATCGATCAGCGCGCCTTCATTCCCGCCATAAGAAGCCAGGAACTTGGCGTAGCCGGTAATCAGCTTCCGCTCGTTACTCGAGATAGTCCCGCCGGTTGGTTCCCAGTATTCAAAACCGAGATTTAGGAGCGCGAAAAAGCGCCGGTGGAATGCCGGGTTACGTACCCGCCTGAACTCAGCAACAAGAACATCGCCGAGCCGGATTTTGGATTGCAGGATATCGCTGGTCTCGGGAGTTGCCGGGATCAGTATTCCTGAGTGGTGTTTGATAAGTTGTAATTCTAGCGCCATGGTTCTCTCCGTGGCGCATCAGGTATAGGTTGTTCAGACCTATGAAAGAATAATATCAGACGGTGGTGTAACTCGGTACCCCAGTCGTTTTGCAAATTGCATAAACCCGTTGAAAGTGAAGATTTCTTCCTCTTCGAGTAACGGTCGTAATGAAACTATTCCATTTACTCGATAAACCAGATATCTCCCTTCCGCCGGGAAGCTATAGATAACTGCTTTATCGGCCCTTCTGACCACGTCGTACCATTGATTATCTGCATTAAAGGCATCTGCACTACACACTATTTCCCCCAGAGCGACTTATCGACGCGATAAACAGTAATCGGGAACAGCCAGGGGAACGCAAACAGCGATACTCTTTGAAACTGCTCCAGTGAAATTCACGCGATTAATAAAACCACTTGTCAGCGCTTTCCCAGGTCTCCTGCAGTATGTGCTCGCTCGCTCTCTTCCTTGTCGCCTCCGAAAACAGTCGGTGCATCATTGCTGGCACGCTTAATCGTAAGCTGGCTAACATCGAACCGCTTACTGAGTCTTTTGGCCAGTTCTGACTCTAGCGCAGGTATAGCTCCATGAGGAAGTTTCTTCATGCGATCAATGGTTAACTCGATTATCAT